CTTGTAAATAATCTGGTAATGCCATTATGCTATCCTCGATTGTAACATTTGTTGTTGATCATACATTGCTTGTGCTCCTTCTAGACCTTGTGAGTCTTCTGAAACTTCTCCTCCAGCTTCTAAGTTATCCATTAAATTTTGCATAACTTCAGAGCCTTTGTCTATGTCTCCACCGCCTGCATTTCTAACTGCATCAGCTGTAAAAACAAATTCATTTTTGCTTAATCTAGCTGGTACATCATCTGCTCGCTCTTTTCCACCTAAATCTACGAAGCCACCAGTCTCTCTATAATCTTTTTCTTTGCCGCCTAGGTCAATCATTTCAGAAGCTTCCTCTGTTTCCATGATCCCACCTTCTTGTTTTCCTTGTCTTTTGTACATACGCATAGCTGCTTGAGGATTGTAAGCATACTCATCTTCATCTTCACTCATAAGACCACCTGCATACGCACCTATTCTTCCGCCTTGAGCCATCATACCTAATCTTTTCTTAGCTTCATCAATTGCTTCTTGTTGAGAAAAACCTGCCTCTCTTAATTCTGCTACAAGTTCCATAAAGTCGTAATCTCCACCAATACTAAAACCTATTCTTCCACCGTTAGCAGCCATCATAACTTCTTGTGGTTGCTCCATGCCTTGACCTTCTTGTTGCTGTTGCATGATTGCTTGGACGAATTGTTCAAAAGATAATTTTCCACCTTGGTTTTTATATTTTACAAACTCTGCCATAAGCATTTGTTCTATTTGTTCTTGACCTGGCTCTCCGCCATTCATTAATCCTGCTCTTCCACCATCAGCTGCATAAAAATTTTTATTTATAAATTGTTTGCCTGGCATAAAAGATAAAGTACTTGCGCTAGGGTTAGTGTAATGTGCTCTTGCCTGATTTCTTATGTCGGCAATACTTGAAGGAATTTGTGTCCATGATTCTTCATCAACTTCTTCTTCTTCATCACCTTTCATTAAAAATGGTGCTGCTAATGCTGCTGCACTTGCTAATCCGAATGCATGTTTACCGCTGAACTGTCCACTTTGCCACGGGTTTAAAAGTTTGTTTGCTCCACCTAATACTCTTGACCACAAGCCACCACCAGTTACACCTCCTTTTCCTGTAACAAAGTCTGGAACTCCAGGAATTGATCTCGCAGCCATCATATTTCTAAGAAAGCCTGCACCTTTTGCACCAGAAAACATTCCTTTAGCGCCAAAAGGACCAAGTCCTCCTGCATACATACCTAAGCCACCTAATAAAGCAGCCTTACCTATAGGACTTTTAACAATTTTCTTAACACCACGTACAGCTTTCTTAACTAAGCTTCCTAATCCGTAGAGTTGTCTGGGTTCTTGCATTCTAGAAATTGCCATATTTTTACCTTAATCTCCTACTTTACTTTGTTTTACTCATTAAATCAAGGGGCGGCATGATAACCTTTACGTCCTGTGCCATGTCCTCGTTTTTGTAACCCTTAGTTTCCCAGTCTTTTCTTTCCTGAAAAAGCTCGCCAGTTTCCTTGTGTCTGTAGGTTAATTCAACTGTTGCATTCTTTATTTCCATTAATCTGTTTTTTCCTTTTTAATGTTTAAATAACTGATGGTAATAACTACTCCATCACTTACAGTTCCTGCTGTAGTAGCAGCTAATACTTTGCCTCCTTCTACTACCATTGGATTTGTTAGTATTTCTACACTAGCAGAAGTGGCTAATGTTTGAGTATGTATAACTTCAAAAGCATTATTAGTAATAGTTATAGTAGGAGTATTAGATCCTGATTTATTAGTAACATGTAAAGACTTAACAATAATAGTTTCATTATCTCCTGGCTCTAAAAGATTATTACTTTCAGCAGCTGTTACTGTTTTACCATAAAATTTATATTCGTTTACTACTGCCATTATGAATCTAGAAAGAAACTTTTAGCTTCTATCTCTTGTTTAACTTCATCTTGAAATGAAGAGTTTAATTTTGTTATTACACCATCAAGGTCCCTGACCAATGATTGTAGATTAGCTCTACTATATTCTTCTTCAGCTCTAGTTAATGATTGTACGATCTTTGCCATTATAATATACTTAATAGTCCTCCATATCTTAAACCTACTCTTCCGCCATCTGCCCAGTGATGTGCGCCAGGAGGTGCGTCTTCCGTTCCTGGTCGTGAATAAGAAGTTCCTCCCTGCTTAGAACCACTCCACCCTGTATCTGTATGTGGATTAGGATTACCGCCATGATAACTTGAATCAACATTAGGATTAACTGTAGAAGCTATAACATTTCCACTAGCGTTGGTAACATCTTTTTCAGATGCAAGTTCATTTAGTATGTTTTCTTTCTCATCTACTTTGTGTTGAACTCTAGCAACGTCTGCTTTTCTTTGTTGATATTTTTGTTCGTTTTGTTTTTGTTTTTCAATTTGTTTAGTTCTAAAATCCCATCTTGAAATATTCATTTTATTTAGCTGGTTCCAATAATCTGCTTTAGGACCTACAAACATTCCTTGTTCCTCATCCCATTCTGCACCATCATCTGCTAAAGTCTTACTTGCAAAATGTTCATTTAATGTAGTAAGATCGTCCCTTACCCCTTGAGCATAATTTCCAAATGCACTTTCAATATTCATTCCAAATGGATCTTGACCACCAATATTTTTACCAAATACAGTAGGACCTTCATACCCAGTACTTTGTTCTATAAATGCTTGATCCAAAGGAGATAATGAACTAAAGTTTTGAATACCAAATTGATTTAAAAGATTTGTCATTGATGGTAGTTTTCCCATCATAGCAGCAATTCCTTCTCTCGTGTTTTGCCAACCCTGTTTCATTTTACCTGCGCCTGTAAGGTCTAAAGGAATATCTTGGCCCGCTGCAAGATATTCTCCTGCGTCTACCGGGTTAACACCCTGTTCCCAAGTTGGCATCCCAAAAAATCTATCCTGTATTTTTTGATTATAAGTTGCATCAACAAAAGGAGTAGGTTGTTTTCTCATATAATTCTCAGTAGTTATTCGATTAAAATCATCAAAATTTATATTACCTGCTTGAAGAGCACCTCCTCCACCACCGCTATTAATAAATGCAGTAGTGTTAGGTATTCCATATGAGGTTGTTACTTTTTCTTCTTCTCCTTCTACCTGTGGCAAGTAAGATTTATCCATTAAAAAATTAGTTCGAGGGACAAATGCGCGAAGTTGTGCGTCTGTTAAAGCCATTACCTTCTTCCTCCTGGATGTATATCTAATCTAAATGTACCTAGTTTCCAGTCTTCATTGCTAGTTATATTAGCAACCGTCATTGCAATTGACCGCGCTCTTAATCTTGTATCTTTTTTAGTAGTAGTATTATCAATTGTATAATTTGTTGTAGTAGGTGTGCTGTGAGGGTAGTCTCTAGTTGTAAAACTAATTTTAGTATTACCTGTTTGTGAAATAAAGTCTGGTATAAATCTACTTATTCTCATTATAAATTCTCCGTCTCCTCTAAGGTCCGGCATACCAACAATCTGTCCACCACCTCTAGCTGATTTCTGAGTAATATCAAAATCACCTGAAGTTATGGTACCAATTACCGCCGTTACTGTTCCACCAGCATTAACTTGATCGGTCCCTGTTTCCTGTTTATAGTATATAGTACTTCCATCCGTATTACCAGTAACATCATAAGAAGCATCATCGGAAGGGTTATAATATGTAGCATGTGGTTTAGCAAAAACAGCTGAATCTTGCCACGCTGCTCTTGGTAAAGTTCCTGTTGTCCATATAGGTCTTTTAAGAGTAGAGTCTAAATAGTTATAAGTAACCACTCTGTTGACTGCATCAGAAGCGTTTGTGCAATAAAACCAGCTTATCTCTCCAAAAAGATTGTTTAATCCACAGTTTACAAGGTCTCTGGCTGTTGTGTTAATGTCATCATAAACCGTATCTTCTACTAAACAAGGTACTGATTTTAATTGACCATCGTATGCAAAGAATCCATTTTCAGACATCCAATAAGCGGTACCATCTACTTCAATGTTAGCATTCTTTCCTAATAATCCACAGTTAGTTCCTACCTGTTCGAATGAGAAAGTAAATGGTTGACCTACGAACTTCATTAGAAATAATGCCGTATCTGTCCATACATAAATGGCATCCCTACCTTTGATAGCTCCCATAATTTTAGAACCATCTGCAAGTCTTTGTGTACCTGCGGTGTTATTTGCTTTAACTGTATAAGAATCTGTTGCGTTAATACTCTCTTGAGAAGAGAATCTAATGTACATATCATCTTGAGTTGAAGATGTACCAATAGTTGTTTCTGTTCCAAAAAATACTAAGTGTCTATCGGGTGTAGATACTAATACATGACGTGATGCTGTAGGGGCATTTGCTAATACGGTAGCTCTATTATTGACCGCCGCAGCCGCTGCTGCATCCCATTCAAAACATTTACCATTATAAATAAGTGCAATTAATTTTGTTCCGTAGTTATCTAATACCCATAAACCAGGATCAATTGTAAAGTCAGCAGAAGATGGGTCACCCCAAGCAACGTAGCTTGAAATGTTTGTAACTGTATCTCCTCCACTATGTGATGCTTTGGTTGTACCATTAACTTCTCTAGCACCCCCACTTAAAGTATTGGTTGTTGTGTTATTGGCTGTAAAACTTATATCTTCTGTTCCAATTCTTATTTCTCCAGTTGACGGAAAAGCTGAAGAACTGGTTAAAGGAATATCAGTTACTGTATCATTAATACCAGAAGCGAGTGTTGTAGTTGCTGGCCCTAAAGCTGTACCGCCCCACAATGCTGTACCCCAACCATAACCACCCAGCTGTTGTGCAGGTCCTACCGTATAATAACATAATACAGAAGTACTGTTTCCATCACTTGTAGTTAAAGGTGTCCCTGATTCTTGAGTATCCATTGTAATGTCAAAAGTATCTGTAGTAGGAACAGCAGTTACCATAAATTTTTTGTCTTCAAAAGTAGCATCACTATAAGTTGATCCAGCAGGTACTCCTGTCACACTATCAAACATTACAATGTCGTCTTCACCTAGACCATGAGATCCGGTACATACTACTGTAACTGTTGTTGATGAAGAACTACTTGTAAATTTTGCACCTGTTAAAGTGGTTCTAATTGGATGGATGTCATAAAAAACTCCACCTGAATAAACATATAAAATTCTATTAGTTCCTACAGCTGCGTATTTAATACCAGCATTATCATCCCAGTGATGAATAGCTCGGCCGGCACCAGTTAACTTATCGTCACCTAGTTGAGTCCAACCACCTATTTTTTCTGGGGTACCATATCTGAAACGAACATTGTCACCATCATACCATTGTCCCTCGGCCCCGGTCTGTGTGACTTGTTTGTTGAATCCAGGTAAAAAACCTAATTTTTGTAGCATATAACTCCATCATATTATGACTTCCTTAATGGGGGAAGTCCTAACATCGGCCTTTTGTCGAACCTATTCTTTTCAGCAAAAGGACCATTTACATGGTTATAATGAAGAAATACTTGTCCGCAAGTATTACCTTCAAACGGTTCTCTCCAATGCTCTAATTCACATCCACTATATACCAGCATATCGCCGACTTCAAGTAGGACTTTCGTGCCTTTGGGAGCGTTAGGTTTATGTATATTTTTATACTCATCTATGACGGTGTCTGCTCCTGTACCATCAATAAATATAGGCCAGGGATCTCCTCCTAAATTTAAGGTAGTTGAGATCTCACAACTAGGTCTGTCTTTATGGCGTTTTAAAATATCTCCATTTTTGTATAGTCTGGCATATGAGTATGTAGGTACTAATTGTAGCCCTGTTTCTTTAGCCATGACTGGTAACATTTTAACAAGCAATGTTTCCATTACATTATCTGCGTAATGAGAGTAGGTGTTAGGCACTTGTTGATCGGTCCAAGTCCCAAACATACCATTATCCCACGTTATATTATTTTCGTACATATATTTAACGGCATCTCTTTTAAGTAAAAAATAGTTAAAGATAAAATTAGCTAACTCGTAGCTTAATGCACTTTTGATTACGTGATATTTATTGAAAGCCATCTTGTAAAAAATTAAAACTTACTGATATTCTTACATCATTTGATTCATTAGGTTCAACGCAGTGCCATAACCATGCAGGAAACAGTAAAGCTCTATTTTCTTGGGGTTGTAAATGAATTTCTCTCCATAAATGTTTTGGAGGTTGTCCTTTTTTTCTAGTAGGCATACAGGTTTGAATACCCGGACGTGGGTCGTGACAAATTAAACGTCCACAATTAGGTGGGGTTTTTATATAATATACTCCACTAAATAAAGCATTAGGGTGTACGTGTGGTTTATTATATCCACCTGGTGTATTTATATTAGCCCACATATTACCTAAGATAGGAGTTCTTTCTAAATACTCTTCATTAAATACTTGATAAACCATTTTAAATAACTCATCTACTAAAGGTTTATATTCAGGTTTTTTGTGCATTTCAGTTGTAGAATGCCATCCATTTACATTAGTTTTTTTAACACCTTCATCTTCCTTAGACCACTGTATAATATTTTGTGCTAGTTGATTAGTGTCTAATTTAAAATCTTCAGCGTATATAATGGTTGGAAAAAATCCTTCTTTAATCATCTAAAAGGTTTACCTCCAAACCAAACAACAAGAGATTGTCTCATTCCTCGTTTAACTTTATTTACTCTATGATTTAAAAACGATGCAAAACAAATAGCATGACCTTGTTTAAGTTCTGCAAATTTACCTGGAGCCATTAACTCTAAATCTCCACCTTCAAACTCTGATGGATCATTCAATAATAATGTCATTGATAGTTTTCTAACTGGTGGTTCGTGAGCCATGTTTACATCACAATCCATATGCCAATCATAAAATCCTCCTTCTGGATATTCTGTAAACTGTGCATTTTCTGTGATCTGTATGTCTCCAAAACCAAAATGATTTTCGTTTGCTTTTTGTATAAATTTATTTAAGTCTTGATACATATGTCCCATTTCTTTAAATGGTATCCAAGATATAGTTGTAACTCTTTTCTTTGTATCTAATCCCCCGTCAGGTTTATTCATACCTACCTGTGCTTTTTGTGGTGGTTGTCGTCTTCCACATTCAATAATCTGTTTACATTGATCTGGTGTAAACAACGGTGTTGTAGTTTGTATTATCCAACTTTTCCATTTGGGTTCTGTAATCTGCATGTTTTCGTACATTAATTTGTTCCTCTATTTTGTATTGGGTCATACTTCACATCCATATTTGCAGCAAGTGTTCGTCTCATTCCCGGTCCATTAAAAGGATATACACAATGTCTTACATCATAAGGAAATACAAAAAAATCTCTTTCTTCTAAAATTGGTTGATAATCTACATTAGCAAAGTATCCACTGCTTGAACCTAGTATTTGTAACTTACCATTTTGTGGTGCCTCGGGTGACGAATATTCTACACCATAAGACTCAGGTAATTTTAAAATCATTACAGAAGATAAACCTGTGAACATTGTTCCTTGATGCACGTGTACTGGATTATATTCATTCTCAAACATATTATTAACCCACACAGAATTTAAATGCATTTCATACCCCTTTGTCCGATTCCATTCTAAATAATGTTTAAATTTTTCATGAAACCATTGTAATACATTTTGTGGTAAACAATTATGTCTAATCATTTTAGAAGTATTGTCACCATCATAATATAGACTATGTTCTTTTTCTATCTTACCAACTAATTGTTTATTAGCAGGTTTAAGTTCAGGATATTTTGTTTCATAAATATGATTAATAGTATTATACACATCCAGCGGCACTTGATATCTCAATACTGATTGGCCTAAAAAAATAAACTTAAAATCTGATGTGTCCATATTTCTGTCTAATCCTTTCTGGAATTTTATTTATATAAGGATTATATTCCTTTTTAATATCTGTTCTAATAGTGTGCATATTCTTTCCTAAAGTAGTATCATCATAACTCATACCATTAATATTAATTTGTTTCAAGTTTTCAAAATAGTGTGGATAATAAGGTTCCTCTATAAAGTTATATATTTTTTTAATTTCTTTTTCTGATTGAGAGACTAGGTCATCATATTTTATATAATGACAGATATCGGAATAATTAAAAGAATTTTTAATGGCTTCTAAATCTTTTGCCACAGCCCCATTGTTATTCATTATCATAGATAATTTTTCTTCATCATTTTTTAAACCAAATCTATTGGGAAAAGCATCAGGATTTTCTGTATACCATTTCATATAGCTAGCTAACACATCCATTAAATCTCTAAGTATCACAATACATTTGAAGGGTCGTTTAAAATGTTTTTGCATTAAATAAAAATTACCTGGTGTTAAAACAGGTCCTCTATCTATAATTATCCGTTGTGACCAATCTTTATAATAAGTATCATATACAACATCCATAACATTATCTAAAGATTTGTAATCTGGAAAGTTTTTAAATACATCTGTTTCTTTTAATAAATATAAATCTTTCATAATCTCAAGAGTAATAGAGTTAGCTGTGCAAACTATTTCAGGATTTTGATTCATTATAGATGCAAACAAGGTATTCCCTGACCGCGGCATTGCAACTAAAAAAAATAATTTTCTACTTTTCTTTGGCTCCCAGGTCACTTGTCAACTGCTCTTTCTTATTATAAATCATCTCGCCTGATTTTTTAACTCTTTCTATACTTTTTAATTGACCTAAAACATTAAACACTTCTGGTTGACTTGAACCAGATGTTAATGTTTCTGCCTTATTTTTCATTATTAAATGGTAAGATTCTAGTTGGTGTCTGTTAACATCTTTAGTATCAAACGAACCATCATCAAACTCTTTCTTTAATGCAGACCAAAGTTTAATTTCTCTCATTCTATCTCTCGCAACTAACTGCATGTTAGCTAAACCATATCTTGCTTCATCAAGATCTATTTTATATTTTTCTAATTTGTATTCGTCTTTTTCTGTCTCTATTTTTTTTTCTAACCATTTAAGTTTTGCTTCTGATCTTCTACAATCAAATGACAAACTCATTAAGTTTTCTAAGAATACGTTCTGTTCTCTAACACACTGCCAATACTTTGCAGCTTTAGTTGGATATTTCATATCTTGTAAAACAGACATCCTCATTTCTGTTTCAGTTCTAAATACTTGTTTCTTAGTCCAAGTATCTCTAAGCTCAGATGTCATTGCTTTAAATTCTTTTACATCTTCTGGATCTAATAAGTTATTTAAGCTTGGTGCTTCTTTTTCTATTAATGCATGTATATTACGTTTTTCTGTCATATTGCTCCTTTATACTTTCTAATATAACTATTTTTAGCTAGTTGTCAATGTCTTAGCTGTAACTGTTTCTGTTACTCCAGTGAATTCTTCTACTGTTGTTAAAGCCGTTCCACCAACGTTAGCTCCAGCCATCATAAGCGCAGCTGTAGAAGTTCCTGCTCCTGCTCCTGCTTGTCTTCCAGTTCCCATTGAAGGTCTTGTTGACCAGTTTGTTCCATCATATCCTAAAGTAGTACCTACAACATTATTTGGTGGTACGTTTCCAGCAAAAAATATTGCATCAGTTTGTATTCCTGCTGCTGACGCCATTTTATTTGCTGTTGGTAAAGCTGTAGCATTTGTCCAAGATGAACCATCATATTCTTCTACGTTAGCAATATAAGGAGAAGGGTTATTACCACCCATTGCAAGTCCGGCAGTTTCTAATCCACAACCAGCTGATCTTTCTCTATCCGTATTCATGTTTCCTGTTGCTGTCCAAGAAGATCCATTATACTCATAACTTTCTGGTACCCATGTAGTACTGTATCCACCTATTGAAACAGCGGCAGTTTGTGTTCCACATCCTGCTACTTGTCTCATAGCAACTGGTAAAGCAGTTTGTGCAGACCAAGATGATCCATTCCATTCTTCAGTTGCATCTTTATTATTAGTTCCAGGATCAGCTACTCCACCAAAACAAAGTGCTGCTGTTTGAGGAGCATTAGTTGCTTCGCCTGCTCCATATCTTCCTACGTTTAATGCAGGAGTTGCAGTCCAAGATGTTCCATCATATTTTTCACTGTTAGTTAAGGCATCTGCTCCACTAAATACTAGAGCTGCAGTTACTGACCCACATCCAGCAGTAGTTCCTAAAGCTGTATTAGTAGAAGGGGCACTTGCCCATGCTGCATTAGTTATTGTATTAATTGAATTGTCATATTCTTCTGTGGCAGTTTTAAATGGTGATTGTCCACCTGCTATTAATCCTGAACTAGCTGTAGATCCTGCTCCTGCTCCACCTTGTCGTCCTGTTGTTATAGCGGCCATTGTTGTCCAACTTGATCCATCCCATTTTAAACATGTAGTTCTATTAGGTGCTCCACCTGCTACCATAAAATCTGAAGAGTCAGTTCCAAAACCTTGATTTTTTAGTCCTTGAGTTATGGGAGTAGCTGTTATTGCGGTCCATGATGTACCATCATATGTATCAGCAGTGCTTTGTAATACTACTGGTGATCCTCCGTATCCACCTGCGCCTATTGCAGCAGTTTGAGGTCCACCTGCGGCCATAGCATATTTAGCTGCAGGAAGTGCTCCTCCTGAAGTCCAGTTATAACTACCATCGCTCTCGTAACAATTAGCTACAAGATATCCACCAATACTTAAAGCAGCAGTTTGAGTTCCCGCTCCTCCACTATAACCAGCAGGTGATCCTGGAAATGTTGGTTGCGCTGTCCAACTGCTTCCATCATAACTTGATACTGTAGCTCTATATCCAGCGGGTCCAGGTGTTGGGTTATAACCATCCCAATACAAAGCTGCAGTTTGTGTTCCTTTTGTTGCACTTACCCCACTATAAGAAGCGGCTCCTGCCGCTAAAGTTCCACCAGCGGTCCACCCATAGCCATCGTAATGATTAGTTGCATTTGTTGCTGCAGTTCCTGGTCCGCTAGGTTGACCCGATATAGATAAAGCTGCTGTTTGAATTCCACATCCTTGATTCGCAGAGACTACTGCTGGTAAATTACCGCCCGATCTCCATGCATCAAATTTTACAACGCTTTTAAGAGTTCCTGATGCAGAGTTAAACCACACCTGTCCCTCATACGCTGAAGTCAGCGTAGGGTCAGCGTCTAGTACTTCTACACGTTTTCCGTATATTTCTTCGTAAGTTGCCATTTAAAATATCCTTATGGCAATATTACATCAGCTGGTCTTGTATTACCTGGTCTAGCTTTTTCTTCATCAGTTTGAGCATCCCAAGCAGTTTGTGCTGCTTGTATTTCAGCATCAATCAAAGCTTGTGCTTCTGACTTAGTTTTTTCACGAGCTCCTTTTTCAGCTAACCACATAGCGCCATCGACGTTGTTGCCAACCATCCAGACGTTTGCAGGATAACCTCTAAGGAAGAATTTTCTTCTATCTTCTGCAGTAAAAAATCCTTTGCCAGTGTTTTCAGCTACTCCATATATAAAGTGTGCCATAGTTTAGTCCTCCTTTTTAATTTTGTATATCATAATTTTTAACTTTGCGTAAGTGTTTTAACATTTATAGCTGTTGTCTCAGTTGAAAATTCTTCTGTTGAAGTAACGCCTGGATAGCTTGAACCAGCAAAAAGACCATTAGAAGAAGCACCATCGCCACCGAAATTACCTCTAGCAGTTGCCAGATTTGGTTGAGTTGCCCAAGATGTTCCATCATAATGTTCTGTGTAAGTCGTATTTGCCCATGAAGGAGGATGATATCCAGCAAATATATAAGCACTAGTAGCGCTTGCTCCGCCGCTTCCTCCATAAAAATTAGGTCTACCTAGACTATTTGAAGGTGCTGCTGTCCAAGAAGATCCATCCCAACTATTTCCAGTATATGGAAATCCAGCGAGTGCAAATAACGCTGTTTGAGTTCCTACCGTACCTACCCAATTGGCTGGTGTTGGAAAAACTGTTTTTGAAGTCCAATTAGTTCCATCATAATTTTCGTGTGCATTTGAAATAGCTGTTGCAGCGCCAGCTGAAGTATTTCCTCCCACTCCTACTGCTGCAGTTTGGGGTCCAGCTCCTGTTCCATAAAAACCTCTTCCTGTATTTAAAGCATTTTGAGTTGTCCAACTTGAACCGTCTCCTTCCCAAGTTTCAGTATTTGTACCAGGTTGTGAGTGTCCAAAAGATAAAACGGCTGGTCCAGAAATTCCTGCTCTTCCCTGGCTATTGGCCGCTTTTGGAATACTTCCTGATGATGTCCAAGATGTACCATTATATTCGAAAGAAGCTGTAGGCCAAGGACCAGTACCAGTATCACCGCCCCACATTTGACCTGTTTCTTTTGTTCCTGCATAAGCTGATCCAGCCGTCCC